CCCCACTCACCACCTCCCCTGCCTCCGCGCGCCGCCCCGGCGGATAACTCAACCCCACCCGCGCCCGATAGGCCGCCGCCTGCGTTCCTTTCCCCATTCGTTGCCCTATCCGTTGCCTCATGCCGGCACGACCTCAATCTGATACAACCCGCCGAGGTGCTGATACACCCCTTCTTCGGTCAACTCGTCATATTCCACATCGCTAACTCGCCGCAGATAGACGTTGCGCCAATCGTCCCCCTCGATACTGAGGGGATTGTCCTGCAACAGACCCCACAACAGTTCATCTGCTTGATGCGCCAGGGCGCCATTCGAATACCCACGGCCCACGAACTTCACCTGGTAGACCAACGTCCAGCCAGCTAGCTCACTTTGCGTAAACTCAGGTATACCGCTTTGACGAGCGTAGATCACACAGGGGAATGTACCGTTCGGGGGCGCCAGGCGGCGATAGGCCGGATAGCTCACACCAGCAGCCAGACGCTCATAGAGCGCCTCTTCGACCAGGTGCACCACATTCATGCCGTCTCCAACACTTTAGCGATAGCCGCCGCATGGGCGTCCCGTTCAGCCGTCGCGGCCGGCTCCATGAATGGCCGGGCGGCCATCCGGCTGCTGCCGAACTCCAGGATCACCGCCGTCTGCAGATTGCTGAAGACGATCCCCTCGGTCGGCCCCACCATCTCGCTGCGCACCGAATTGACCAACGCGCCCGTATCAATCGCCGGCGCCTCGCCCGGCGCGCTCGCCCGATGAAACTTGTAACCGATGACCTGGCCTTTGTCCGCCTTGCGCCGTGAGCGGATCGCCCCCCGCCGATACGTCCGGCCGTGCTTCGCGCCGCTCATGCTCGCCTTAGCCCGCGCCTCGATCCGGTGGATCGTCGCATTCACCACCGCGCCCACCCTGGGTTGGAGCGCCGCCGTGATCTGCGGCAAGCGGTTGAAGACGGTCTGACAACCGCTCATTCAGGGACTTCATAACGGGCGCCAAGCCGCCGTTGCCGCGCTGCATATTGCTGCGCGCCCAACAGCCGTTCCAGATAGGCGATCAGCGCATCCGCGATGCGCAACCCCAGCAATGCGCCCGCTTCCCGGCCGCCGGGCGTCAACAGCGCCAGGGCCAGGCCCAACAGCGCCACGGCCCCCGCCGCATACAAAGCCGCTTGAGCGAAGGTTATCGTCATGGCAACACCTCACTGGCTACCACTCGCCGCGCCGTCTCGAAACTGCCGGGCGCCAACACGCCCACCACCACAAACGTGCGACTGCCCACACGCACCTGATCGCTGCGACGCACATCTGTTCCCGCTGGCAGCGTGATCGCCCACGCCTGTACACCCACCACCTGTTCGGCCAACAGGCGCGCCTGGGGCGACCCGCCCGCTGGCGCCACCCGACAGGCGACCGCATTGCCAACCTGGTACGGCGTGCCCGGTAACGCGCCGCCCGCCGCGCCCGCGGCGACATCCTCCCGCCAGATCGTCGCGCTGTCTGGCAAGGCCGCCGTCGCACACGTTCGCATGGCTCCCAGCTCAGTCGGCGTCAACATTCTCGCCGCTCCGCTCCTGCCACACCCGGATCGGCCCCACCACGACCGCGCTGGTCACGATCCGCCGGGCATACATCTGCGCCTGCGCCTGGCAGTGGGCCACCGCCTGGCTACGCTGAAACGCCGCGCCATCGGCGCTGAAATCGAAGTGACTGGCCGCCAGCTTCGCCGCCTTCCACCGCCAGCCCTCGGCCGCGCCCCGGTTCAGATCCCATGTCGGCGTCCAATCCGCGTCGCTCGGCGCCAGCCCTAGGCTATCCACCAGCGCGCTCATACTCAGCAGCGCCTGCAGCTCCTGCGCATCCAGGCCCGGCTCAGTATCCGCGCCAGTCAGCAACATCAGCCGCGCTAATGCCTGGTCACGCGTCATCGTGTCACCAACTACACCCTGATGTATTCGATGTATGCGTTGCCTACCATGCCCGCGGTGGTCGCGCTGGCCGTGATCACCAGGTAATAGCCCGTCAGCCACTTGACCGCACTCTTGCCGTTCGTGCCCTGGTTTTCGATGTTGTCATACGTGCCGGCCGTCGCCACCGACAACCCGTCGATCAGGGTGTCGTTGGAATTTGCGCCATCATCGTCAACGCCAGCGTCCACCGTCGCCGCGCCAGACGATGCTGTCGTGATGTCGAGCACCAGCCGGGTGATGATCAGATCCGCCGCTTCGGGATTCTGCAACTTCAACACGCCGCCGGCTGTCGTGCCGGTAGCCGCCGTCAACGCGATCTTGTACGCGCCATTCAGTTCAGCCATGTCTGATCTCCTTTGCGACCTCAGCCTCAGCCTGATCTACGGCACCAACGCCGCAAACGCACACCGGCTCGCCGCGGTCCCCTGCATCCGGTTGATCGGATTCGGCAACGCGAAGCCCAACCGCATCACTGCACGCAGCGCCACCATGTCCTGCTGGAACAGGTTGTAGACGATGTTGCCGCTGCCGTCCTGGATCACCGCTTCCCGTGCGATGGTATAGGTGATGTCCTGACGCATGGCGTAGACCAGTTGCGTCCAGTCGCCCGCCAGCAACAGCAACGAGGCCGCCGCGATCGCCCCGTTGGTGGGGAACTCGCACGGCGCGCCGTCGAGCAGATAGCGCCCCGGCTCTTGCATGGAGGGCACGAACATCGGCGCGCCAGCCGCTATCATCGTCGTGCCGCTGTAGACCTTCTCGCGCAGCCCGCGCAGCCGGCTCTTCATCACCATCGCCGCAATGTTGCCGCTCACCAGGAAGCCGTCCGCCTCGACCAGGTGATAGACCCCGTTCTCGCCCAGCACCATGTCGAAGACATCCTGCCCGGCCGCCAGTTGCGTCGAGTAGTCCACCGTCTGGCTGGCCGCGGTGCAGCGCGCCAACAGCCCGGCCGCGCCCAGGTTGGTCGTCCAGGTCGAGGGGATGTTCGTCCCGTGGATCACCGCCTGATCCACCGCCAGCCCGAACGCCTCCTCGAGCTGTGGGCGCACCTCGCCCCAGATGTCGTAGGCCGCATCGTCAATCACCGCCTCGGGGATCGGCACGATCACCGCCAGCTCCTCCGCGTCGATGTACTTGTTCTCCCAGTTGATTTCGGTCGTCTGCTTCTGGCTGTTGTCGCCGCTGATGAAGTAGGCCGTCGCCAGCGCCGACATGATCGGCAGCCGCTTCTGCGCCCGGCTCAGGTTGGGCAGCCGGCGCGCCAGCCGCATCACCGTGCTCCGCTGTGGCACATTCCTGATGATCTCGTTCGATACTTCCTGCGGGATCAGCGCAGCCGCATCACTGCGGTCAATGATGTTGTTGTATGGCATATCTGCCTCCCTGTCACCATGTCACCTTGTCATCCTATCACCTTGTCACCCTTCACCCGCGTCCCGCGGCGCGCCGGATGATCTCATTCATTCCCAACCGCGCCGGCTGTTGGTTGCCAGCTCCACCGTCCGCGCTGCCCGATCCGGCTGTCTTGCGAAAGAGTTCAGGCGCCATCTGCTTGAGGGCATTCCAATCCGGCCGGCCGTGCCGATCGAACATGTTCTCCGCCAACGCCAACGCCCAGGCTGCCTTCGCATTGCCGCACCCGATCTCCGGCCGCAGCGCATCTTCCGCAAATGCCGAACGCCGCTCGGCTGCCTGGAGCGCCGTCTGCAACTCGCTGAGCTGCTTCTCCAGATCAGTGCCCTTGCCGGCTCTGGTCGTCAGCTCCCGCACTTGCTGCGCCAGGTCGCCGCGCTGCTGCCGTTCCGAACCGAGGGCATTCCGCAACCCCTGGATATGTCCATCCAACAGCGCCCTGTGATTAGGCTCCAACCCGGCATACCACGTCTCGAACGTCGCCTGAGTTTGCGGCTGCTGGTTCTGCGACGGCGTCCCGCCCCCGCTCCCCTGCTGAGCGCCAGTCGCAGCGCCCCCCGCTCCCCCGCTCTCCCGTTCTCCCATTCCCCCACTCTCTCCGTTTGGCATCTCGCCTGCTCCTCTGGGCCTCTCGCCCGTGTGCTGATCCTACTCTATCACACACAAGATGTGTTTTTGTTGAAGGTGGCAAAATTCGTCCAAACTCGTCCAAAAAGAAACCGCCGCGGCCTCTGCACTCACTTCCCAGTGCAGATCGCGGCGGTCTGGTTGGCCCGCCCCTGCTATCCAACTTCCCAATCGAATCTTACGCCAATGCTCCCCATCGTTGTATCACCCGCCGCGCTGCCCAACGATCAGCCGTTGCCAACGCAACGCGTCTTCTGCCCCTACCATCTGGCGCAGACTTTTCACCCCCAGCGTCGTGCCCCAATCGGCATCGAACCGCCGATCTACCACATCTTCCAGCCTGAACGCCCCGGCCCGATACGCCGCGCCGGCCGCCCGGCCCAAAATCGCATCCTGCGCCGCCGGCTCCATCCGCGCCAACTGCTCCGCCCCCGGTGTAATCGTCACCGGCTGCCCCTCCGCCCTTCGTTCTATTCCCAATTCGCTGCCCCGCTCCCCGTCCACCCTGAGATGGGGTACCATACTGCACCTGCAGTTCGGATGACTCTCCAGTCGCTCGCTCAACGGATGTACCGACCCATGCTGCGCCCAGCACACCGCGCACGTCCGCGCCGTCGCCGCGCTCAACCACGTCCAGCCATCCACCACCTGATCGTTCGCTTGGTAGCTGCGCAGCGTCGCTTCCCGATACGCCCGCAGCGTCTCGGTCCGACTGATCGTCAACGCTCGCGTCAGGCCCATGCCCACCGCCGCCCGCACCTGCCTGGCGATCTGCGTCGGGTGTGTCCCCAGCGCCACTCCCTGGATCAGCGCATCCCGCACACTGGACGCCGCAGCCGGCCCCAACTTCTCCAACAACGTCCGCAGCGGCGACCCGGTCGCCGTAAACCCCACCAGGTCTTCTACTTCCCCTCGTGGCAACCGCACCCACGCTGTACTGATGCCTGACTCCCCTGGACCGGCCAGGGCGGGCTGTCTCCTGACCAATTGCTCCACATCTTCGAGCGCCGCCTCTACTGCTGCGTCCTGCTGCCGTGTGATCAACGGGTCCGCAAACTCAGCAAACACCCGCAACTCTCCCTCCACCTGGCGCTGCAACGTCTCCAACCGGTTGAACTGGTACAGCCAACCTGCCCCCACCTCCTGCCCCTGAGCCTCGGCCTCAGCCCTGGCCTGCAACAGCCTGTCGAGCTCGGCCATGATCCGTTGCCACACCCCGCCATACGTGCGCACCAACTCGCTGGCCGCCTGTCGCTCCCCACGCAACAGCGCCGCCCGCTGCGCCTCAACCACCTGGTAAATCCGCCCTATCGTCACCTTGTCACCCTATCACCCTGTCACCTTGTCACCCTGTCCCCTATCGAACGCCGTCAACAACTGCTCGCCCAATGCAGCCTGCTCTGTCTCGCGCTCCTGGGCGAACGTTGCGATCTGCTCATCTGTATAGCCCGCCTCGCGTAACAACTGGGCCGCGCTGACTCCCAATTGCTGCTTCAACACCAGCGTCTCCACCAGCGCCCGTTCGTTGCGGGGGGCCGGATCGAGCCAGTTACATGTCAATCCGCCGGCCGGCGGTATCCCGCTCATCGTCAACGCCAGCGTCAGCACGTCTTCCCACACGTTGCCCCAGGCGATCTGGCGATCGCGCACCTTCGCCAGCAGGGGCTGTTCAGCCGTCTTCATTGCTTCGCCCGACGGAAACGCGCTCGCCGTCGGCATCAGGTGGTGCAACGGCGTCCGGCTCACCCTGGCGATCTCCACCCGAAACGCCTCCTGGACAGTTACGAACTGCTGCAAATCGGCCTGTTGAAACTGCCCGAACTGTGCATCAGGCGCCCCCACAGCCCAAACACGATCAGCGCCCGGCGTGAAGGGCGCCTTGGGCTTGCCGGTCTGCTCATCGATCTCCACCTCGAGGCCCGTCACCCACCGCTGCGGCAATGCCATGAACTCCATCGCCACCAGCATGTCCGTGACGCTCTTGTTCAACCCATCCTGCAGCGGCATCACATCGGCCAGTTCCGAGCGACCGAACGCGCCCATCGGCGCATCATTGGCGAAGTGAAAGATGGGCACGCGCTCATATGGATTCGCCAGCGGCCACGCCTCGCCCAGCGTCTCGAACTCCCAAAACATGCTATCGGTAAGAGACATCCCTGACCCTGCTCCGTCGCCAGCAGTGAGCGTGGCATACTTCTCGATGCGATCCGGGTAATACAGATTCAGTCGCCAGCGTTTTGCGGCCGTCAGCCATAACTTCGCCCCCTTCACGATCTGGCCCGGCGTCTCGTCGTTATACTGTACCGTACACGCCGTCGCCGCCTGCGGATACAACCGCGCCGTGCCCGTTGCATCGGGCCAGACGATCACGTAGGCATCCCCACAGCGCAGCGCCTCGCTGTGCACCTCGCCGCTGCGCCGATCCATCCGGTTGACCCGCCAGAGCGCCGCCGCCTCCGCGCTTACCGCCGCGTCCCCCTCCTCGTCGGCGAACCCCGTCACCTGCAACCGATCGGCCACCGTGTCTACCACCACCGCACAGAGATTGTCGGCGAACGCCCGCAACAACGTCCCGAACGCACTGCGAAACTTCTCCGTCGCAAACGCCAGCCGGTGGCGACCGTAGTAGTAGTCTCCGGCTGTCGCATAATCCAACTGTCGCGCCCGCAGCCCCTCCAGCGCCCATGTGAGATCATCCATATCCAGGCTCCCCCTTCTTTCTGCTCAGTATGTCACGAGCTTCCGACTGCGCGCCGGCTGCGCCAGCATTGCCAGCCCGCCAGCCGCCGTATCCACCTGATCATCGTGCGTTTTGCCGTCCCCGCTGAACGCACACAGTTCATCCAGAAAAGCACCGATCCACGCCCCACGCACCAGCGCCACCTTGCCCTGTTCAGCGCGCGCCGACAGGGGCAGGGCGCGTGAGAGCTTATCGCGATCCACATCAATGCCCCGGATCGTCGTGCGCGCCAGCTCCGGTTTGCGCAACAACGTCTGCAACGCGGCCAGACCATGCAACGCCTTCTCGATGCCGTGCGCCATTTGCGGCTCAGCCAACATCGTCTGGCTCAGGATCCGCTCCTGTTCCGGCCACTCCCACTTCCCCCGGATCATATCGCGCAGATAGAGCACGCCATCCGGCGCCAACGCCGCGGCCACGCTCGCCAGGTAGTCGGCGCTCTCACGCACGCTGGCCGCCAGGTCCCAGTAGCGCACCCAGCGCAGACCCTCCGGCGCCCGCTCCACCACGCGGAACCACTCCCGCCGGAAGACATTGCCCCGCGGGGCAATCGTCCAATCCCCTTCCAGCAGCCGTTTGCGTTCCAGCAGCGGCAACGCCTGCAGCCGTTGCACATAGCCCGGGTCCACCCGCAACAGCGCCGGATTATCGAACACCCGCGCCGCAATGAACTGCCGGCTCAGGGCGCCCGGCGCAGCAGCGGGCGCATCGCATTCCAGATCGCCCTCGACCACGTAGTAGCGCAGTTCGCCGCTGGCTGCCGTCGGCTGATCTCCCAACCAGGCCCACCAGCGGCGCCGCACCCACTCGTGCCCCACGCCGCCCGGATTGGTCGTCGCCCGCACCCGCACGGGCAAGACCCGGCCATCCGGCAAGCGCGCCATCGTGCGCGCCCGGCTGAACAGATAGCGATACATTGGCTCAGTGAAATGCGTCAGCTCATCGAAGCCGATAAAAGCATACGCGCTGCCCTGGTAATCGTACATATCGTTTTCGTATTGCATATGTCCGAAGGCCAGGGTCGCACCGCTGGGAAACGTCCACGTGGCGCGCTCGCTCGACCATTTGGCGACGCTGTTCAACAACTCCTGACTGCGTGGGATCAATCCCTTCGCCTGGCTCAACTGCGGAAACGTGCGTCGCAGGATCAGCGCCGTATACCCCGGCACATGAGCGTAGCGCAGCGCCTCGATCAACAAGCTATCGCTCTTGCCGCCGCCGGCCGCGCCGCCATAGAGACACTCGAAGGCCGCCGAGCGGTGAAACGCCATCTGTGGCCCCGGCTGCGGCCGCCATGGCGCCGCCATCATCCCTCTCCTGCCGGCTTAGACTCAGAAGCCGGCGGCATGACAGGCAACTCAGCTACGATTGCGGGCGCGGTCTGCACCGTCAACCGATCGCCCAACACGCCCAGCGCCATGCCGAGCTTGATCAGCGCGTTTTGAGCATCGTGGAGCCGAATCGTCAAACCACGCGCCGGCGAGATGTGCAACTCTTTCACCAACCGGCCGTACCGGGGGTCAAACAACTTGCGCTCATCGAGGGCCAGATGGCGCACCAGATACAGCGTGCGCACCGCTCCGGTCGCAGGATCGACTTCCTGCTTCTCGGCTACCGGCGTTTCCCAGGGCAGCGGCGCCGCCGACCAGCGTTCGGCCACGGTGAAGAACTCCGCCAGGTTGCTCTGCCCCTGCGCGGTCAAGAGCTCCAACACTTCGCCGGCCTTGATCGTCTTCTCGGCCGTCAGACGATTGATTGCGGCCGCGATTTCAACTTCCTTCAACAAACGCTGACCAATCGAACCGGCCGTCTTTGTCGAATACCCCGCGCGCCGCGCCGCCTCCGACGCATTCCAGCACTGGAGGTATTCCTGGACGAAGACCTGTTGCTTCCGTGTGAGACTCATGACTTCATAATATCACGGCGGGGGGGGCGTTTTGTTGAGTCTGGTAAAACTCGCCAGATGTAGTTACCTTGCTGGTCTTCCTGATAGACCGGCACGCAGCGCGAAATCGCATCCAACAGATCGAGCGCGCCCTGCCGCGAGAGGCCCGTCAAGTTCATCACCTCCGCGGTCGTCAGTTCACAACGCATACCGACCAATAACCATGTAATGCGCGCGGCGCGTTCGTATGGAGTCCAATCACTCATACCCGTCAGCTTTCAGCTTTGCACTCTCAACGAGGCGGCTCCGCCCGTATCGAGATAGGTTCGCCATGTCTGATGACACACACAGCGCGCATTCGCGCAATAGTGCCACGCGTGTGGCGCCTGGTCACTCAGACAACACGTCCCGCCGCCCGGGCAGGCCGCCCCGCACGTCTGGCGCCTCCGCTTCGGCGCCAGCAGCCCGATCTGCTCGCGCAGGCGCTCATCATGCTCAGGAGGTGTCAGGAGTGTTGGACTCGACGCGCTGACGCTGTCAGGCATGGCGGCGACGCTCCTCGTAAACGCTGCGCCACAGAGCGCACCTGGGGCAACATCAGCGCGTCCTCGCGCGCGCGCCGTGCAAACGTCTCATACGCCTGGATGAAGCGCGCGCGATCGGCCACCTGATCCTCCGACAGTTGCAACACGCCGAAACCCATCGCGTCCACGACCTGTTGCAAGACGGGATTGGCGAACTTGGGAGACTCGTGATACCCGTCCTGATAGCGATAATAGCGGCTATCTGCCAGGGCCTCACGCAATTCGCCCCAGGCTGCCATGGCCGGCGGTGTCGGCGGCGCGGAAAGCGTCAACACTGTCTCGCGCAGCTCGGCAATCGTGGGAAAGAACCGGCTCGTCGCCACGTGCTGAATCGCCGCGGCCTCGAGGACCTCGGCCGGCGTATCGCGCAGCAAGCGATAGTACAGCCGCAAGGTCTGCGCCATCATCTCGGCGCTGTTCTCGCGCGACCAGGTGGGATAGGCCAGACAGAGCACCGTCCAGATCGCCTTGAACTCGTCCAGAGTCATTGTCGCTCCTCACCCACCAGCGCGAGCGCCGCCAGCCCGGGCGCCAGGCGGCCATTGTCCGGCTGATGGCGCCCGCTATGCAACGGCGAGGGTCCGGCCGTGTAACGCTCCAACATGCCATGCACGTTCGTGGGTCTCCAACCGGATTCCAGCCAGGTGCGGATGATCCCGCTCCAGCGCTCCACATCGCTGACGCGCGTCGCGATGGCGGCGCGCTGGGTCTCGTTGGGTGTCAGTTTACATAACGCGTGATAGGCGACAACCGCGGGATGATCCAAAGTCGGATCACGCGTTTTGGGGCGCGCAGCTTTGGGGGGCGACGCGAGAGGCACGGTCGGGGGGCCAGTGGGAGAGAGCGCGGACGGGGCTGCACGATCCGGCGTGATCGTGGGCGCGCTTTCTGCTCGCCTCTCGCTCTCGTTCCCGCTTAACGCTTCTCGCTTATCGTTAACGCTTAACGCTTCTCGCTCTCGCTTAACGGGTGCATCTGCAAGCGGTTGCTCGCGTATGCTATCATCTGCTGGCGCATGATAACATGTGCTATCAGATGATAGCGGAAGCGGGTCTTGCGCCTCGGCCGCCGGAGTCGCCGGTTCCCGCGCTGGCGGCTGCCGATCACCTGCTGGCGGCGCTGGCTCATCGGCTGGTGGGGGCGGGTACTTGCTGGCCGTTGCGCGCACTTGCTGGTGCTTGCCCCACGTGACGATCTGTAAATAGCGTCGGCTGTCCACCTGATACAAGTGAATCAGCCCCGCTGTCGTCAGCTCGTCCAGCCAGCTCAGCACATCCGTTTCAGCCACCTGGTCGAGCAGCAGCGGGAAACACCGCGCCCGCACGATAGCGGGTCGGCCGTCGAAACGGCCATAGTCGTCACAGTTGACGATCAGCCGATAGAACAGCACCTCGGCGTCACGCGATAGTTGAGCGATCGTCTCAGACGAGCAGATGGATTCCTTGAGAATACGATTTGGCATACGCTAAACCTCGGGCATGAGCGCCCCATGTCTTGGCGGCCTAACGGTCTGCGGTTCACCTGCCGGGCGGGCCGGCGAACCTCTCACTGCGATCAATCCGGGCCGCCCGCCCAGTCAGGTGGAACCGCCGGTTTGACCGAAGCGGTTCCTGCTGGCGCGTCATCCTCAATGAGCAGGAGTGGACGCTGCGACAAACGGGCGTCCGACCTGCCGAACCACAGCGGGTCGGCTTCGATGCCGGTAAAGTGCCTGTCTGACAGCAATAGGCAGGCTTTGCCGGTGCTGCCGCTGCCCATGAAGCAATCGAGCACCTCGGCCCCTGGCCGTGTGCTGGTCTGGACGATGTGCGCCATGAGCGGGACGGGCTTCTCGCAGATGTGCTTTCCGTAGCCAGCGGGCACAGTCGCAAACGTCCAGACATCGGTGTATGGCCGGTCTTTGCTGGCGTAGAACGGGCGCCGCAGGTGTTCGTACTCCCGCCGCAGGTCTTCGTACTCCCGCCGCAGGTGTCCGTACTCCCGCCGCAGGTGTTCGTACTCCCGCCGCAGGTGTTCGTCATTCGCCGCCGCTTGCAGCTTAGCGTAATGCTCAGCCGTGGGGAGGCACCATTGCGACCTTGCAGTATAGTGCCGTCCAGCCATCGAAGCCGTGCCGCAGATGCGATTGAGGTCGCTTTCCGTCCACCCCAACGCGGCGAATTCCTCAGCTAGGTACTTGCGTAACGGCTCGAAGATGAAGCCTCGCAACTCGTCACACTTGGCGGCATAGCCTGCTTCGCCCTTCGCCATATTGTCGGCTCCGAACTGCTCAGCGAAGATGATTTCATCCCAGGGCGAAAGGTACGATCGCAAGGCTTCCTCATCGGCTTTCTTGTGCCAGCCATCGGCTTTCAGCCAGCGAATACGATTGAGCACATTGAACCATTCCCCGATCTTGACCTCCACCCGTGCGGCCATATCCGGCGAGGCGAACACGTAAAGGCTGCCATTCAACTTCAGGATGCGCTGCCACTGCTGGCAAAGCTCACCGATCCAGGCGATGTACTCGGCGGGACTGACCCATGCATGATCCCACGGCGCTTCGGCCCGATCCTTGACCTTGAAGTAAGGCGGGTCGGTCGCTATGAGGTCGAAGCTGGCATCGGGAAAGGTCTTCATGGTTTCGAGCGCCTCGCCCTGGATTAGTCTCACGTTACCCACGTACAAAGCTCCGGCCTAACGGTCAGGGTTCACCTGCGGCTGCGCCCGAATCATCCCACAATCCGGGCAGCTCCACCTGCGCAGCCGTCAGGTGGAACCCGTGGTTAGGAAGCAACGAGGGTTGAAGCT